GAATGTGCTCCTTGTTTTAATTTAGAAGATCAGGGAGTAGAAAGTCTACGTCAGCGACATATTGCTGGAGTTATACCTGAGGCCCGCATTAATTTGTATCCAGACGCTGTAAGAAAAATGGCTCATGACTTTACAATGCCTTTTGAAATTCCTACTATGGAAATCAAACTAAACAACTTATGTAATTTAAAATGCAGAATGTGCCATCCTGGGGACAGTACCAGTTGGAATGACTGGGGTGAAGTTAAAGATTTTTACAAAGGTGAAGGGCAGGTTATCTACAATCTTGTTGAAGAACACAATTTAGAGAACAAACCGTTGCTAGACAAGTTTGAAGATAATCCAGAATGGTGGATTAGTTTAGAAAAAAACTTGCCGCACTTTAGACGTGTAGAATTTGCTGGTGGCGAGCCTCTAATGGATCCGCAACACTATCGTATTCTAGACATGTTGGCTCCATACGGTCATCAAATAGAAATTAAATATGCAACCAATCTAACTACATTAGGAAAAAGCAATCGTACCATTTGGGAATACTGGTCAAAGTTCAAATCTGTAGCAGTTAATGTCAGCATCGACGGCATTGGTACTAGTTATGAATACATTAGAGGTAACGCTAGTTGGGCCGAGTTAGTTAATAATATTAAACAAATACAAACAATACCTAACATAAGTCGAATTGTTGGCGCTGTGGCTGTTCAAGTAAGCAATGCCATGGTTCTAGATAAAATGATCAAATACTTTTTAGATGACTTAGGAATTGTATTCTATACCAACATGGTTCAATATCCCAATGTTCTTAGTATTCAAACATTACCTCGAGATCTAAAAGTAGAAATAGAACGTAAATTAACTTCAATTAGAAGTCAATTAAGTGACTTTAAATTAATTAAAGAACATCCTATGTTGTTGGATTTAACAAACCAACAGATAGATGGTATCATTAACTATATGTGGGCCAAAGATCAACACGATAAGTGGAAGGACTGTGTTGAATTTAATCACAGATTAGACAAAACTAGAGATCAAAGTTTCACAGATGTCACTCCAGAGTTTAAACCATATGTTTAAAATAACCAGTGTGTGGCCACATCAAGATCAATTAAAAGTCGAATGGAATTTAGGCAAACGCTGTAATTACGACTGCGGTTATTGTCCTGCTGATATACACGATAATTTTAGTCCGCATACAGATATTAATATTTTAGAAAAAGCTGTAGATCGATTATGTGAATTAGACAAGCCGTTACGTATTAGTCTAACAGGTGGTGAACCCTGTGTTCATCCAGACATTGAGGATCTACTAGAATACTTTAAACGTAAAGATATATTCTGGGTTAATTTAACAACCAACGGAACTAGAGGCTATCAATGGTATCTTAATAACGAAATGTTTTTTAATCATCTAGTTTTTAGTCTACACTTTGAACAAGACTGGACTCGGATTTTTGACACAATTCTAAAATTTTACGACAGCACAGAACGAGACTTTTTTGTTAATATAATGGCTCATCACAAATACATGCACAATGTAAAAGTAGTTGTTAAAAAGTTTGATGAAATTGGAATCAAATATGCTATTCGTAGAATTCGCTGGACTGAAGGAGATCATAATGTTTTTGATGATATGAGGTACGACGGCAACGACCTACAATGGATATTAGACCACGACGCCACGGTTAAACCTAACTGTAGAATAGACGATTCTCAAATCATTCATGCCAACGATGTTATTAAAAATAATTTGAATCAATTCAAAGGGTGGCAATGCAATGCCGGCATAGAAAGTCTAATGATCAACTGGGACGGCGAAGTTTACAGAGCTACTTGTAGGGTGGGCGGTAGTCTAGGAAATATTTACACCGGAACATTTACTGAGCAATTACAGCCTATAGCCTGTACTAGAGATTGGTGTACCTGTGCAGCCGATATTCCTTTAACCAAAACAAAATAAAGTTAAATACCTCATGGACATTTATCACGTTTGGTGCGACAAAAAAGGCGAAATTTCTGATTTAGCCTGGGTTAAAAATATGCGAGGCTTTTTAGATCATTTAGTTCAAGAAGACAAAATGGTTAGCTATCGCATTACTCGTTGTAAAATGGGATTCCGTAGTATGGATATTCCCGAATGGCATGTAATGATGGAATTTCAAAACATGACGCAGTTAGAAAACGCATTTCAAAGAGTAGCACCATTAGAGGGCGAACTAGAAAGTAAACATCAAAGTTTTAATCAGTTTGCTGACAATCTTCAACACGCTTATTATAGAGACTGGCCGGATGCATAAAGTTAATAGTTGGGATGAATTTCAACCGTTAGAAGCTATTGTAGTAGGCAGTATCTACGACAGCAGTTTTTTTGACGGTGTAAAAAATAAAAAAATTGCAGACGTGCTTAAAAGAATCGTCGACGAAACCAACGAAGATATTGAATACTTTAAACAACAATTAAAATCTCACAATATTACAGTGTTTCAAGCATCACCTAAAGAGCTAGGATATAAAGACAGCATACTTGACTATGTAGACGTCAACGGCAAATTAGGTTACGGCAGTGACAATCCAGCTTTTGTTAAAGACAGCCTAATACCAACAAGCCCATTACAGGTTCGTGATGATGCAGTTACCATGGGTAACAAAATTTTAGTTACTGATAACACATTTGAAGTGGCCGGTTACACTAAAAAGTTTGTGGAATGGTTTGGAGAGGATCAAGTAGACTTGAGTATCTACAACGGAAACTACAAATTTTATCAAACGGAAGAATGTTTAGATAGATATATCAAAGATAGAAACTTAGGCAATGGTATTGCCGACTTTACCCAAGATCAAAAACAACAACTAATAGAAGAACATACCTTACAAGGATTTTGCAGTCCTAATCTAACTAGGATTGGCAAGAAGTGTCTGGTTGACTTAAATCAGACTCCGACACTATTAGAGTTTTTACAAGACAAGTATCCTATATTTGAATATGAACCACTTAATCTTGGTGGACACAATGACAGTATTTTCACAGTGCTTAAGCCTGGTTTAGTAGTATCTGGTCCTTGGTTTAAAGGACAAGAGGGTGCATTTAAGAATTGGGAAGTTATATTCTTTAACGATAGTCGTTGGGACGGTGTGCGTGAGTGGTTAAACCTAAGACAAAAAAACAAAGGCAAATGGTGGGTTCCTGGAGAAGAGCAGAATGACGAGTTTACACATTTTGTAGAATCGTTCCTTCCTAACTGGACCGGATTTGTTGAAGAAACTATTTTTGATATTAACAGTTTAGTTATAGACGAAAAACATGTAGTAATTAACAGTAATAGTCCTAGATTAATTTCTTTATTAGAAAGCAAAGGTATCACTCCTATTGTCTGTCCATTAAGGCATAGATTTTTCTGGGATGGCGGCTGGCATTGTTTAACCTTAGATGTAGCAAGACGTGGCGGACAAAATGACTACGGACTATGAACAGTATCTAAGTGCATGGATTAACAATGTTCTTAGTAAACCAGAATCAATATTAAACAATTTACCAAGCTGTCCGTATGCCCGAGCAGCACTAAATGAAAATAAAGTTAAATTTCAAAGATCAAAAAACTATATTAAAGACATAGACGATCTATTCGATGCATGGAATACAGAAATAGATGTAGTAGTTTTAGTGTTAGATGATGATGTAAGTCCAAACAAGTTAGTAGAGGACGTTGAAATTATTAACGAAAAATATGTTCCTCTAGGATTTGGTTGTTTAGAAGATCATGTTAGCATATTAGAAACTTTAGACACTCTGACATTTAATAATGGAAAATACAATCTAATTTTGTGTCAACCGTTAGACAAACTTAACAAGGCTGCTGAAGTATTGAAGTCTAAAGGATACTATAAAAATTGGAGCAAAGAGTTTTACGACTCAGTGGTGACTTGGAGATTTCCCAAAACTTCATAACCTTGAAGTTTGCTTTTGTAAGTGCCGGCTTCTCCAAGATAAAGGTATTGATAGCCTAAGGTTTTATAGACCGTGCATTCATGTTTTAAACTTTCATAACCTAATTTTAGTTCAGGATTGTTATAGTCCCAGGCGAATTGTAAACTTTCCGCATTTTTTTCATCGTGCCTTTTAACAATACTGAATGCTACTAATTCTTTTTCTCTGTTTAAATAACCCCAGATATCTATAGTTCTATCTATAAAAAAAGAATCAAACAAAGGCATCACACTGGTAAAATTTTTGTGTATGCAATATTTTTCATAGATAGTACGCAATTTATCCACAGGTGGATAGACAAACATTACTGCATTGTCTAATTTTTCATAGTTAGTTTTCGATAAATCGATTCTACAATAAGTTAAGCTGGACATTGTTCTAGAATTTTAAAATAGTCTTCACCGAATCTTTCAATCACTGCCCGATTTAATTCTGGATCTTCAGCTATCTTTAACAAAGTTTTATACAACACAATGTTCTGTTGTTGTATTTCCATAAACTTATCAATGTAAAAGGGATCTGTAAATACTGGTCTTTCATTCATATTAGTATATATTGAAAAGATATTTAGGAACTAAACCAGCATTATTGCCAGCGTGCCATAATCTTCTCGAACTCCATTCAAATGTGTCACCTTGATTTTTATTATAAAACAACTCATTGTCTGCTATAAAAATATGACCAAACTCTGGTTTTCCTATATGACAATGCCACCTCGGTATGTCTGGTCTTGTAAGTAAAGTTTTTTCTTCGTCGTGTACATCCCAGTGCATAGGAGCAAAATACCCGGGCCATATTCTACTAATCCACGAACCTTCGAATATTTCAATTTTAAAATATTCTACAAATTTACTTTCTATACTTTTATCATAATGTATACCTGGAAAAAACATATCCCAATGGGTACTGCCACCCTGTTGTTTAGTTTTATACCCAGCTTTTTTCCAAAGATCTGTAACTTCCGATAACTTGGGTATAGGATCTCCTTCTTTGTGTGTTGGCCCATATCCTGGATTTTCACAAGACTCTAATTCTTTTATAACTTTGTTCCAATCTATAACAGCACTACAATTTCCAATATATCTAATCATTTGCTATTCCTAAAAAATGAAAAAGATAATATGGCTCTACTCCCGAATTACTTCCAGAATGAAAATTTCTATAATGTCCCCATTCGTATACTTCGTGCTGCGGAACATTGTAAAACGGTTCTTTGTCTAAAATAAAAACGTGACCAAACTCTGACTTTTGCATAAAACATACAAACCTAACTAACCGGCCCTCCGACAACCATTGTTGTTCGTTGTCCTCTACATCCCAATGATAAGGTACGCTATATCCAGGCCAAACTTCAGAAACAAAAACTCTTTTAGGTTTAGCATTTACTAATTCTGCAAATTTGTCTTGCACTTCAAAATCAAAATGTTCACCTGGATAATAATCATACCATTCTATATGTGCAAAATTATAGTCAGCAGATTTCCAGGTGTTCATTATATTATCATAATCGCTGAGAATTGCATTTGGGTCGCTGTTAACACGATCAGTAACGGTGTTTGGTGTATTAAAGTCGCCTGATTTTGGAACTATGTTTTTAATAACTGCGTCCCAATCGATAATATTTTTTGTAGACCCTACATACTTTACAGACAATTTATTCTCCAAATATTTCTTTAGCGATGTAATCTAAAGAAATGTTACCCCATTTTACATGTTCTTGCATTGATCTTTTGCACATAATCTCTAAATTATATTTGTTGTCAATGATAGCGCCAGTTTCTTCTAATCTAAATTTTGCAGAACTATGAATAATACCGTCCATATATTTACTTTCTACTAACGGTTGGTCAACAGAAATACAACCATACCAATCGATCGCTTTCATAATTCCATCAGTATCAATAAAATGACAATGAGGATACATAGTTAATTTGTAAGTTCCGAGATAAAATAATCCTAATTCAATATTTCTAATTTGATCTTTCCAATTAGGACAATAATCTTCTAATTTTTTTCCTGTATAAATTATTTCATTACAAGTTTCGCCGTTCCATTTAAAAAATATTTTTCTGTCATTGTAATCTATGTCTAACAAAGTCGGCATAAAAGACAACGCCTGATATTTTAAAATATAATCAACTTCTTGATTGAAAAAATAATCTACAGCTTCTTTGGTATACAATGGTCTATGAGATTCTTCTATTCTTTGATAACCGTTTTGCCAATCGTAGTTAGCACAGAATACTGTACGTTCTTTATTGAATAGAGGTTCGTAGGTTTGTTGAGCCATGCAGCGTTCGCCCGATTCATCAATTTTTAGAAAAGGAGTCCAGTTGCTAATATCAGTCAAAGTCTCTTACCTTATAGCCTACTCTAGGCTGATCACTAAAGAAACAACTGGCAATCCATTTACAACCTTGAGTAATTAATCTACTCTCATGAATGGTACTCCAGTTAGTGGCTTCATCGTAACCTTGTTCAAAATATAAAAACGATCCTGCCTTGGGCTGAATTTCAACATTTAATTTTGGAAAGGCTGTTTGGCCTCCTACAAAGTCGTCGTTTAAAAAGAAAATTCCTGTACCTACTCTATCTCCGCCATATCTATAATAGTTAATTTGTTTTGAATCGTAAGGGTAGTCATGATGCAAATCTAAATAATTACCTACCGGATAATTGTAGATGTCGATAGCTTCTATGTGACTATACGGAATTTTAGCAGAGCTGACTATAGCCGTTGCTAATATATCATAATGATAGGGATCTACTCCTAAACTTATTCCTCTATTTTCTACTAATTCTGTTACCTGTTGAAAAGATTCTTGTCTAGATTGTTTTCCTGAATTAGGATTCATTCCGTTTCTAGAATGTCTTTCAATAATACTGTTACATACTTCTATAGGTAATAGATTATCAAAGACACTTATTCTTGGAATGTCTAAATGTTTGTGTTCAATCACTGAGGAGAGCACGCTGATGTTAATAGCTTTACTACCTTCTTCTGTTTCTATTCTTTCAAAAGAAACCTGCTGAAGTTCAAACAGTACCTGAGGGTCTGCTTTTATATTCCATTTTTCTGCTAGAATAGAGGATCCATCTTTATCAGACAAGATAAATCCATAATCTTTAGCATCATTAAACCATTTAACTATTCCGTATTCTATCATATGTGTGTATTTAAGTTGCTAATTTTTTGTTGCCAATTATTTTCAACAGAAGCTAGAATCTGTTGTATTTGATCTACCGTCCAATCGAAGTTTTTAATATATTGATATTTTTTATAACTTTCTTGATCTTCGGTATTCATTAAAAAGGGATCAAAATAATCCTGAGGATAACTTTCTAGATTAATTACTGTACCATAAGTTGGATAGTATTTGAGATAGTCGGATATTTCATCTTTAATTTTTTCTATGTCATTTTCGGTTACGAAAAATTCAAAAGGATCAACTTCCTCTGCTTTAATATATCCAAATTTTTCTGCAAGGATAAGACTTAAAAATGTGTTTAGTCTATCCGGACGTTCAACAACAAATATGTCATATGTTTTAGAATCTAAAGATTTGCTGTACCATTCTTGCACAATTGGTGATCTACTGATGTGTGATCCATGTATTTTTAATACTGTATTCGGATCGTCAATTTTATAGAACGCTTTTTTAATACCATCTTCATTTAGATTAAAGTCAGTATTAGAAAAAACCTCGCCTTTAACAATAGCTCTACGACACCCATAAAATAGCACTGTGGCTCGTGTTCTCGGTAGAGTATATAACATTACTGGTTTCATAGTTCAATTATTGCCTTATCAAAGACCCAATCTTTTTCTTCTAATGCATTTTTAAATTTTAAAAACATTTCATGATTAAAAAAATAATCTACAAACGGTGTTATTTGATTAGGAGTTTCCCAAATAATTACAGATGACTTTGATGCGGAATCCCAATTTTTTGAATATAGAGAGCGTGTTCTTACTCTATAGTCAATCATGGCCTGTCTCCACCACACATCAAACTCAAAAATAAATTCTTCACTGTATTTTAAAAATAGAATTTCCTCAACTACAGAATCAAATTCTTTATAGTCTTGGTAATTCGCATTTAAATTAGAAATTTTAATTGAACATCTTTGCATTTATAATTTCAAATTATCTAAAATTTGTTTAGCTGCATTTTTATTTGTTTCGATACCGTTATGCATTAAATCTCTTGCTTTGTCGTACCTGTCATTTATTTTATCGCAACCTAATAATTTTTGTGTTTCCGAAAATAAACTAGCTTCATAGTATTTTGTACGGCCATTCCATATTTGTCTACTGGCCATTTGTACAAATAATGCTTGACATTTTGAGTGTTCTTCGTCTTTGTTCCAATGATAAATGTAGTTGTTATCTTTAATATCCCAGGCTCCATAATGTTCTACATATTTTTTATAGTAATAAACCGTTCTAGAATAATCAGTCCACAAATGAACTATTGCCAGTGGGGGTGGATGTCGTTGATTTAGTATTACAGAATTATGAAAAGAAGACATCATCGACGATCCGCCTATCCCCATATTGATTGTAGATATTCCAGATTGTTGTTCAATCATTGCTGGTATAGTGTGTTGATCATCAACTCCTGTACCAAAAACTACCGAACACCCGAATACAACTATCGAGTTAGTCCAATCAATTGTTTTAAATTCTTTTGTTCTATAGCCATCTGAATTAACTGAATATTTTACTGGTTGTGTTCGATAAACCCAATCGTCTTTTTGAGTTTTTAAATTTGTTTCAAATAACTGTTTAGTATCAGTTCCATAAAAATTGCTGTCAATATCAGGATCAGTTTTGATAAAATTGAGTTTTTTTATTTCTTTACTGGTTGTAGAAAATATTAAATTTTGCATTTTAATACCTTACCTAATTACCGCACGATTATCAATAATAGTCATATATCCGTGACAACATAAATTCCATTTTTCTACACCGTTTTCTATAGTAATTTCATCAAAGGTAGTTGCAGTTATCTTGAAACTGCGCACCAAATATTCTTGACCATTTTCAAAAATACGCCAGCACAGACCTGATCCATTGTGTTGTGTATTAAATCTAATGTGATATTTGTTCACTTAAGACCTAACTCTTTACGAATCTTTGTAGCACTGATGTCTGTGATGCTGTCGTCAAATGTTTCTTCTGCGTGAGTATATCCTACTCCGCGACCCCAGCCAATATGCACAATGTTAGGTACCACTTGTATTTCGTACTGCCCTTGATAGATAGGATCTAGGTCTCGACGTATAAATGCCTTGACTCGATCTACTTCAAATGGATTGCTACCTTGCCATCCTTGAACATCACGTATTTGAATAACCACTTGCCCAGTGCGTTGTATTAATCGTTCAAACAGCGCACGGTGTCCGTCGTGCCAAGGTTGCCAACGGCCTAGCATTTGTACAGTTTCTTTTCGCCAGTCAAAGGTAGGTCTACGACGATTTTCTATAATATGCTCGCCAATAAACTCTGCCCATTTATTAGCATCTTGTTCTGTAATACGAAAATCGTAAATATTAGGTTCTTGAAACATAGCATTAGTGTCTGCGTATCGTCCTTCACGGATTGTATCCATCCATATAACCCAGTCTGCTTTAAAATTGTTTCGCATCTCTACTAAGGGAGCAACAAAATCGCATATTGCATAATCAAATTCAGGGCACGAATCTGCTAATTCTCTCATGCGAATACTTTGTCGGATACGTCCAGACTCACTAAAGTCCCAGTCATTATATTTTTTTCGGACTTCGTCGGCGTTAAAATGTACAAATGTTTTATTGGCAGCAACTAACTGATGCTTTAATTCTTCAGCTAATGTTGTTTTACCTGAACCAGGTAATCCCATAATTAAAATTCGTTTTGTCATCTATTTGTTCCTATGATCATGTATCTTGTGTACATCGGCAGTTTAAGTTCGCCGGACCACTTTACTTCTAATTGGCTCTGTTCTACAAAATGTTCTAGACTATTTGCAATTCTTACATGTTCTTCAATGTTATAATTATTACTCTGTAGCACAATTAAACTGCTGTAGGGCACACCACTTATCCACAGATCGTATTGTTCTTGTGTAATATGTTCGCAGCTGGTATTAATAATAACATCGGCATCCGAACGAACAGCACACATATCTGCAGTGACTGCTCGAAATCTTCCAGCCATTTCTTCTTTCTTATTCATCATCGTTGCTATTGGCTCACAAGTAGGATCGATATCTACACTACGAATATTAGTGATATAGATATTGCTTTGAAATAACATACTAGCCAATACTCCATTCCATCCACCGTGTATATCAACACTAACTACCTTATTGATATTTTTCCGAAGATTCTCAATCAGCCACTCTTTGCTTTTTATTTGTCCTTGCCAAAAGGAATCTAAAGTCCGCATAGGGTCTGGACTTTGTCGGACGGCCTGCATCCAATAATGTAAGTGTTCTGTATCTATTTGCATTTTGGTATTTTTGAATCTGCCGAACTTACACAACTAGGTGTTGTACACAGTACAGGTTGATTAAACAGATCAAATCCTTCAGTTAATGTACCGAGAGGTTGGTCGTGGCAGCTATAGCTACGTTTAACTTCGTTACCTCTTATTATAACACTTTGATATCCAGCATTACAAGTCCAATCGGTAAATTTATTAAAACCAAACGCATTAAATCTTTCTGCTTGATCAAACAAGTGTTCTGTACCATCTGCTTCGTATAGTGCTATTTGATAGGTATCCTCGCCATTAGCACGTTGTGGAAATCCTGTCTGCATCTTGTGTATCATATCTTCAGTATAACCATCTACAACCGCACTCGCTGTAGGATCACTCTGCGGCTTGAGTGTTACGTTGATTCCACGTTTATAGAAACGTTCCATACGTTCATATAGTTCGTAAAACTTTTCAGGTACCATTACTTGATT